CTTATGGGTTAACTGATGCCGATCTAGAGTTATTGATATATCTAGATCACAAGGGTAGATTTACCCGTAATGAATTTATCGAGGGTGCTTACACATATTCTTGGGATAAGAAAAGGTGGGAGAAACTCCGATCAGCTGGATGGATAGAGGTTTGGCGACATAGAAACAGAACAAGTATTAAGTATTCTGTATTCAAAACTTCATTCAAATGCTCGCAGCTAGTCACTAGGATATACCGTATCCTATTATGCGAAGAAGATCTACCGACTTCTGAGCGAAGTATTTTTTACAATAACAAGTCGTATACAGATAAGGTCTATAATAAGGCTATAGATGATATGATACGAGATAAAGATAGATAGCATGGCTTTTAAAATGGGAAACAAAAAACCTATACCTGGTATTGCTCACGGTGGGAGTATAAATAAAAAGCATCAGTTTAAAGTCAAGCGAACTAATCTAGAAGACGGTACTTTAGGTGAAGCTAATATGGATGGTAGTATTGAAGTAGATACGAGTGTTCCTAAAGGTAGCAAGCTAGAAAAGAAAGTTATAGCTCACGAAGCTGTTCATGCTAAAGAGATAAAGTCTGGTAGAATAGCTTATGGAGATGACTGGGTTAGATGCGATGGCATAACTTATCCCAGAAAAGACGGTAAGATAAAGTATAACGGCAAGTGGAAACCAGAGGGGGATAAAACATTTCCTTGGGAGAAGCGAGCTATGAAAGCAGAGAAAAATGTTTGAGATATTTAAAGATACAAACGACTGGAACGAAAAATCAATTATAGGTTTTGTAGCATTTGGTATAATGGTTTTCGTAATGGTATTAGACGCAGTCTCTGGATTTGCTGGAACTGATCTAGTAATTAATAAGTTTGTTTACGACTCTTTTGTTTGGGTGGTTCTAGGATCATTCGGTATTAGTGGTATGGAAAAATTTGCTAAGAAATGAACTTCTTAGCTAATATATTCTCTGCTGGAGCTACTGAGCTAGTTAAAGGTGTAGGTGGAGTACTAGATAACCTAACCACATCGAAAGAAGAAAAGCTTGAAGCAGAGCAGAAGATAAAAGAATTAGTAGCCAGTTACGAAGTTGAGATGGAGAAGAACATCACATCTCGATGGGAGGCAGATGCAAAGTCTGACTCATGGCTTTCAAAGAATGTAAGACCTATGGTCCTTATATTCTTAATAGTATGCACGATGCTATTGATATTCATTGATGCTGGTGCAATCAATTTTAACGTGAAGGATTCCTACGTGGATCTTCTTCAATTAGTATTAATAACTGTGATCGGTGCATACTTTGGTGGTAGATCACTAGAAAAAGTAAAAAAATAAAATGGGAATGAATTCAACAGCAACAGCTTATAACTTTGGGCAATTTGGCTCTACGTTCTTGAGCGGTGATGGAGCTATATTAGATCTATCGCAATCTGATGCTAAGTATTATGTTTGCGCTATTACTATGGTAAGTGCTACTAAATTTGGTGGTAGTGGTTTAGGTATATTAGACGGAGGCGAAAGCCTTAGTCTTGGTAACACGCACTTTGCGTCTAACGAAGATACTCAAACGCTAGACACTGATTGGG